TAATCTGTATTGTGGTGGTGGTGGTGAGTGAAAAGAATTCTTATTTTGTTATGAGCATAGGGGGATAACCAAATTGCGAATAACGAGTGGTATAGTAGGGGGATTGAGGTTACTCACATCATTTGCTCATATCATTTGCTGATGTATTTGTTTATATCATTATTTGCTCACATTTGCTGATTGCATTTGCTCACATCATTATTTGAGGTTGCAGATGAAGTTGCAAATGAAGTTGCTGACACATTTGCTTGAAGTTGCTCACATCATTGTTTATAATTGTTTATATTTGCTCACATCATTATTTGCTATTGTTTATCATTGTTTATCATTGTTTATCAACGAGTTGTATAGTATATGGATTGAAGTTGGATATATGTTGTGTAATTTATGTTATTTATTATCTGCTATTACTTACTATTTTGCTTACTGATTGCTACACACATTAATATATAATGTAAGAGATATATAATGTAAGAGTTAGTATGGTATGATTGCTACAAAGAACAAAATATAAAGGATTTATATGAAAGCTGTTGAATATCTTAATTCTAAAGTTTATGCTAAAGTTGAAATGAGTAATGATAATGATGGCAATGGTGTTGTTAAAATAGAATTTACTTCAAAAAAGTTAGTTAAGATTATTGGTGCTGCTGATTTTGATGAGGATAAGTTATTGTTAGAGGATATTGGTGATAAGTTAAAAGATATATGTGATACATTTGTTAATGGATTACAATGCTTAGCTAGTGATATTGCTGATGGAGTTGAATATAATGAAACTAATAATATAGGATATATTGCTATGTAGCAACAAAAAGAGTTGCTACACTTATTTTTTCTTCTTGCCTTTACCTTTTTTCTTTTTACAAGCCATCTTAACTCCTTGCTTTACTATCTTGTACTAATTGTCTTCTATACTCAACACCATGTTTTTCAAAATCTAACATTGCTTTTCTAAGTTCAAGACTAGCTTTTTTCCATCCATTTCTTCTTTGTCTAACAATTTCATTTAAAGCTAATAGATTTACTAGCTTATCTTTAATAGCTTCATTTACATTTGTACCGTTCATATATGTCCTTTTAATTGAAATAAGCATATTGTAATTAGTTTTAGCTTAAAATAAACCAAAAAGGATATACATGAATGAATTAAATCCTGAAGTACAAGAGGTTGCTACAAAGATAAAACCTACATTAGATGCATTAGAGCATGTAGGGTATGATTACTCTGACTTTGATGCAAATGAACTTTATGCTTTATCCAATAGGTTAGGAACAAAAGATATACCTAAGATTATGAGATATATGATGTATATGGATTTAACATCTAGTGGTATGCCTAGAACAAAAGCTTTTAGAAAGATATTTCCTGAGAGAAGTGTTGCAACAGAAAAAGGGCTTGAACAAGCTAAGAATGGAATGTTTGCTGCAAAAGAGAATGGAAAAAAGAGAAAGGTGGGTGAGCCACTACCTGATGCTACAATAATGGTTAAAGCTAAAAGATTAGAAAACTCTATATTATATAAAGGTATATTTGCACTTTTATCAAATTCATTATATATTAGTTATGCCTTTGATAGAATGAAAGTATTAAATAGAGCATTAAGTAAAAGTTTATCTGATGATGTAGCAGATAGAGACCAAGTGCAGTATATGAAAGTATTCCTTGATGAAACTAGAAAAGCTCAAGAAAGTAAAGCTATGGAAATTAATTTAAATGTAAATACAGGTGATACAAATATAGCAGTATTTGAACAAAAACTAGCTGATATTAGCAGTAAGTTAAAAGGACTAGATGCTTCTACTGTTATAGATGTACTTGCTACAAAAAAGGAAGATTAATGGTTATTCCTTATAATGTATTTAGCAAAGACTATTACCCTAGTGAAGAAACTATTGAGTTTTTTGTATGGTTTAATACAAACTTTGCTGATACAAATAAATCTGCTATTGCTCATTATGCAATTATAGACCACATTAATTCAACTAATACTAAATTTAAAGGTATTATGGCGTCAAGAGGTTTAAGTAAGACTACACTTGTTGGTGTTTATTATATGGCTTATTTATTATGGAAAGGTGAAAAACCTAATGTAAAAATATTTAGAAGTGCTATATATGTAATGGATACTATTACTAAAGCTAAACAAGTGCTTAGAAGGGTGATAGATTTAATAGATGAACATAGAGAACTATTTGAGCAAAAGTTTAAAGTTATTAGAGACAATCTTGGTGATGACCCTATGTTAGAAATATACCACTATCAAAAAAAGAGAAAGATGTGGTTTTTTGTTAGAGGTATGGGACAATCATTAAGAGGTACTAATGTTAAAGAAAGACCTGACATTATTATATTTGATGATATTGAGAGTGAGCAGAATGCTGGCACAGATGAAACTAGAGCTAAAAACTTAGTATGGTTTTTTGCAAATGCACTACCTGCTGGACGACTTGGTGATACAGAGTTTATATTCATAGGTACTCCAATGCATAAAAATTCTTTAATAGTTTTATTTGCTGATGAAGATGGTAAAAATAGGAATAGAATTAAAGAAGAATTTGGACTTAATGATGAAGATATACCTGAATGGCATTTTATTAAAGTACCTATTGCTAAAGAGTTTAAAAAGGATATGCCTACAAGTGAAATAGTTAGTGCATGGGAAGATAGATTTCCACCTAAGATTATAAAACAAACATATATACAGTATGACTTAGCAGGTACAGCTAATACATTTTGGCAAGAGTATATGCTAACTTTAAAGCAGTCTGATACATCTATATATGTAATGGATAGAATTAAATATACACCACACGATACTATCAAAAATTTAATATACAACTCTTCAATATATATCTCACTTGACCTTGCTGCAAGACCCGAAAAAGAGGGTGATTATGCTTCAATTAGTGTTATAGCAGTAGATAATAATAGTGGGCATTGGTTTTTAATAGATGGGGTTAGTGGGCATTTATCAGTAGATGAAATACTTACTTATATTTTTTTGTTTGATAGAAGATATAAGAGTACAGGAGTTTTATTTGAAAGTGTTGTATTTACTACTTTATTTGACTATATAATTAACAAGGAAATGATTGAGAGAAGACATATGTTAAATGTTATTACTTTCAATAGAAGTACAAGTAAGTTAGCAGTATTGAAGCAGTTTGCAATTATAGTTAATAATAGTGCATTTTGGATAGTGAAACCAAGCGATATGAATGATAAATATAAGGAGCATATACAAGAACTTGTTGAAGAAGAAATGCCATATATCACTAAAACAGCAATATTAGCCGAAAGAGATGATGTAGTTGATAGTATTGCTCAAATAACATTAGCAGGTATTGAATTACCTATAAGTGAGCCAATAGAAAATAATGAAAAAGAAATAGAATGGAGTAATCCATATGATGATTAAATATAATTTAAAAAACAAAAAGGATTAATATGGCAACACAAAATGAACTTAGAGATATAGCAAGACTTGCGGTAGCAGACTTTAATTTAGATGATGATGCATTAGATAAATATATAGGTATGGTACTTAGGGATATTGCTATTAGAACTGATGTATTCAAAAAGAGATGTGCATATAAATTTAAAGAACCACCTATTGCTACACAGCTTTTAGATTTTGAAAATTTAACAAAACAGGTTATTGGCAAAGAGATTGCTACACTAGGTGGTATTCAATGGTATGATGAAAATAAAGTATTAGGAGCGTAGTAATGGCGTTAGAAATAAATGATGCAGAAGAATTTAAATATTATACTAATATAAGAGGTATAGTAAAAGATAATCCATTAAATGATGATGAATTTAATCCATCATATAAATTTACTGATAACCTACCTCAAGAAGAGGGAGTTAGAGTTTATCATTTAATTGCTTTTGTGGATGTTACAACAAATGATAATGTTTTATATGAAGGATATGCAGATAATTTATATAATGAAGTTACTCAACCTGATACTTATTATTCAATAGTAAATGGATTTGGTAATGGAGGAAGAAATGCGTGGCTTTTTTCTGATGAATTAAAAAGTGATTTAAAACTTACATATCCTAAATTATTTTTAGTATATGCGGGTTTAGACGATGATGCAGTAGGAAGAAGAGAAAACGGAATACTTGATGATGAGACTTATAATCTTGATGGTGTTGATATTCAAAGACTTAAAGATACATATCTTGGAGCAAAACAAGTTGAACTAGGAGAAGTATCTCATGCAGAGGGAAGCAAGTCCTGTGTTGTTCCACATTTTAAAAAAGTACCTGTAAATCTTGTTAATGTTAATTATGAATGTGATAAAAAAATAAAATTTGCACTTGATTTTCCATATAGTGTTCCACCATATCTTGACAATATAGGATTAAGAACTGTTCATAGAATTGGTTTTAGATTAACAACAAAAACTAAAATAATACATTTCCAACAAAATTGTACTCATTTTGATGTTTTTACAAATGATACTATATATACAACAGTATCATTTTCAGATGATGAATGGGAAATTCTTAATAGTGATGATTTATTAACAATAGAACTATTTGATTTCTATTATAGTATGAGAGAAGTAGAGATATATTATGCAGATGAAAATAATGTAACTATATACGACGCACTTGCTCCAAATGGTAATGAAAATAGAACTTATTACAATGATTATAGAGATACAGTTGATATTGTTATTGATGCAACAAAATTAAGTAAATGTACTACTGAAGAGCCTGTATATGATTATGATGGAGTAATATTAAATGTATATGATATTACTGATGCATTTGATAATCCTATACAAGATATGTTTTATTATGTTAATTATTTATCGTATAGATATTCACCTGTTGCTATACAATATTTGCAACAACAATATGACAATCGTAGCAATGTAGAAGAGGATAAAAACTATATACTTAAATGGTATGCTTCTATACTACCTAGAATTGAAGATATAAATTATAGACAACTAATATTGCTACAAAATGCTTTAAGTGCAGGTATCAAATATTATGTAAGTAGAACTCACCAAAGTATGCCTGAAAATCAACAAGCTTACAATATTAGTTTTCAAGAATATGAAAAGGCGTTAATTGATTTAAAGAATGATACTAATGATAATGGTATTATTTACATTGAAAAAAGACATTTTAAAGATTTATAAAAAAGGATTAAATAATGCAATTAGTAAAAAATACTGAGACAACAGTTCAATTTCAAAATAACTCAATGGTTGAAAATGTTAGTGGTACTCTTATTCAGTATAAAATAAATAGTAATCAAGATGGATGGTTTCATTTTAAGCCAAATGATATACTATATCCTAAAGCAGGACAAGAATTTATATTTTTAGCACCATCTACTTGTTATATGACAATAGCTGAAATTACAACAGTTTAAAAGGTACATTATGTTTTTTTATGACAAAGATGTAAATAGAAGACATATATTCTTTGATGATACTATGTATTCAGGTAATTGTGGTGAAGACTTAACATGTAATGATTTAGAGTTTGCTACAACACTATTTGATGTACCTGAAAATAGTTTAGAAATAGGGAATATTAAACCAACTAATGCAAAATCACCTGTTAATTATTATATAAATGGTGATGATGCTAACCTTGTAACAATAGAGAATGATACTTTAAAATTATTACAAACATTAGATTATGAAAGACCTATTGATAGCAATAATGATAATATACTTGAATTTACTATTGTAGCAATAGATGCTGATGGTAAAGGTATATCTGATAATTTTGCTATTAATGTGTTAAATGTAGATGATACAGTAAATATTGATAATCCACAAAATTATAATGAAACATATCAAATTGAATTTACTGAATATCATAGTGGATATTTTTTAGCAGAATTTAATGATGGTGGATATATACTAAATAATTCACAAAATGAGATACCAACATCATTAGGTACTTTACAAGTTGGTGAGTATAAAAATACCTCAACTGCTACAAATATAGGTGCGACTAAATATATTGATATGAGTAATCCTCAAATATTTATTAACGCTAAAATTGATGATAGTGTTAAATTTAAATTTGAAGTTGATAATTTAGGTTCAATATCTAAGATAGATACAAATGACCCTAACTTTAAAACATATGATACTAGCGGTAATATTGTTAATGAAGATGATGAAACTATTGTTATTGTAAATACATCTATAATTGCTACAAGAGTTGATTATAAAGAAAAGCCTAAACCTACTTATATTGATATGAGTGATAATATAGCAGAGGTAACACTAGATAATCTAAGCTATGATTTACCTATTAAGTTCGAGCCAGATGGTATAGAGTTTGTAGCTAAGTTTAACCAAGATTATGTAGATATTTATGATAACGACGGCAACAAGGTGGCTGATAATGTAACTACTTATAACAGCCAAGCTATTTTTATAGCAAAAAGAGAATTTGAAAGATAAAAGGAGTAAAAAATGGCGAATAAAATAACAATACTAGAAAGTGGTGAGTTTGAAATGGTAATCCCACCTAAAGACGGTGTAAAAAGAACTGTTAATTTAGATATAGTTCATAATTTAGGCAGATTTAAAATAGAAGCAGATAATGGTGATTATTCTCACACCTCCATTAGTTCATTTACAGTTGAAAATCAAGGAGCTACTATTACAGCTATGCCTTTCAATCTTACGGATATAAATGATTTTGGAGGTGATTATATCTATGCAGGTACAATATTTCCATTAGCAGATAATACAAATAAATTTGCAAGGATTACTAAAGATGCAAATGGTAATCTAGTTGTTGGATTAGAAGATAATCCGTATATTGGTAGAGATGACTATGAATTACTTTCTTCTACAAACATATATGGAGAAACTGTTCCTGTTCAAGTATGTAATGGGAGAACCCAACCTTATATTCAAAACTTTTTTAGAGATAAAGATAATGTTACATCAGATGATTATTTTAATAGTATGAAAAAAGGTTATAGTAATTATAAAGGGCTAACTATTATTTTTAGTTTTTATGTAGATGACCCTGACAGTAAGTATTCAGATGGGAATATGGTGTTTAGGAATTTTTCTGATAATAATTATATGTATGTTAAATTAAATAGATGTGGAATGACTATTGATAGTGGGACTTGGTATAGTGTTTGTATTACGAGTAAAGCTGGAGATGATAATGGTTGGTTAGGTTTAAATAATAGTAGTTATATGTATTCTCACATTTATAATGAAACAACAGGTGATGTAGCAAATTTTAAATTTGATAATACTGACAATAGTTATTATGGTGGAAAATTATGGTTTGGTGGTCTTAAAGATAATGATGGGAATCCTGTTAAAATTAGATATTCTCAAATAAGAGTTTTTAGAGAATGTCTTGAGTATGACTTAGCTAGAGAAATAAGTCTAAGACAATTACCAACCGATACAGGAAATTAAAATGAATAATAGTAGTGGTAGAGATATATTGTGGTTTTAACATATTAACGATACAACTTCATCAAGTAAAAATATAGACACTACTATACTTGATGAGGTTATTGAATGAGTTGCAACAAGCGATTAATGATGTTGAAACTGAATTTAATCAACAAGTAAATAGATTTAGTCCTGTAATATTACCTGCAACAGCAATACACGATTATTTATGTGATAGAGAAGAGTATGAAAAAGCTGATAAATATTTTAAAGAGATGTTGCAACTAATTGATAAAAAAAGTTGGAAGTATAATTTTATGGCTTGGGCAGTTAAAATCTATCATAAATATATAAAAAAAGTTTATTAAAATATAATATAATATCTATGTTACAAAAGAACAAGGATATATATGTTATATGATTTAATTACTGATAAAATAAAATGTTATCTAGATATTATAGGACTTTTATTAGGTACTTTAATGCAATTTATATTAGGACACAAAAAAAGTAGAAACAAAATACGCTTCGCAATTTTTATAATTACATCATCTATATTTAGCGCAATATTTGTTGTTACACCTATTGTTGAACATTATAATTTAGGACATACTAGAATAGCAGGTAGCGCTTATGCACTTTCATCAATTATCTCTTTACAAATAATCTCATTTATAACATCTTCATTACCTGAAGCTATAAGGAATAAAGTTTTAGAATATATAGGAGCAATAGATGTTAAAAAATAGCCATTTATTAGAAAGTTGGTTCGTAGCTTTTATGGTTTTTATCTTTATGTTACTTTTAGCGTGTATAATAGGAGCATAAAAATACTATAAAAGGATTAAAGAATGTTTGGTACAACACTTAATTTTTTAAGTTTTTTAAGAAGTGGATGTGTAATTGTTATCACACTTTTATTTGGATTAACATTATGGTTGCAACATATAAATGATAAATTAGAGTTGCAACTTAATAATTTAGATAAGAATGTATCTATTTGCAATAATCAAATTAGCAGTAATAAAGTACAAGATAAAATAGATGCAGCTTATAATCAAGTACAAGATAATAATAACACAATGGATTATTATAATGATATATTAAATAATATTCCTGATACATTTATTGAAATAGAAGAAAATGATAAAACCAATAAAAAGGATAAAAATGAAAAGAGTATTAATTTTAATAATGGTACTTTTGGTAGCTTTAAGCTTTAGTGGTTGTGCTACAAAAACAAGGTATATATATGTTAATCCCCCCTCTCTCAAACTTGCAACTAACAAACGAATTTCTGTTACTTATCGTAAGGTAAAAGGTGGATATTTTTTAAATGATAAAGAATTTAAAAAATGGTATAAGTGGTCAGTTAGAGCGATGAAAGCTAATTGGTTTCTAAATTATGAAGTAAAAGAATATAATAAATGGAGAAAGGAATTATTAAGTAAATATGAAAGCGCAAAAGATAATAATAAGAAGTAGTGATGGTTGTAAATTAGTTGCAGGTTATCATTTTAACTCAATACTTGAAGCTTTTAAAAGAGGTGATAATTGTGTATATTTTAATAGTAAAGATATTGTTACAATTCAAGGTAGTAGCGATGAAGATGGTGTGTTAAATATTAGAACATCACAATTACAAGACATCATACTAAAGGATTAATTATGATTTGTTTTAATAAAGATAAAGAAAAACCAAAGCATGGCAGTATAAAGAAAATAACTAAATTTCTTTTATTACCTAAATTTTTTAAAGGTTGTATTTATTGGTTTGAAAAAGTAACATTAACATATAAATATATAGAGAGCTATACATATTTAAATGGTATTGGTGCAATACCTGATAGTTATTGGTATTTAAATAATATTGAAAAAAAGGATAAAAATGAAAGTAGCATTAGTAGTAGGACATAATGAAGCAGCTCAAGGAGCAATAGGCTCATTAGGTATAAGTGAATATCATTTTAATAAAATGTTAGCAAGTGATATAAAAAAGCATAATTATACAGATAATACAATATCAGTTTATATTAGACCACCACTTAGAAGTTATAGAAAACAAATTGATGCTGTTAATAGTGCTATGTCAAATATTTATGATTTAGTTGTTGAAATGCATTTTAATAGTGCAAATGATATAGACATAAATGGTCATGAAGTATTATATTGTAGCAATTCAAAAAAATCAAAAGATATAGCAAAAATATTTGATACACAATTTGATTTGTTATTAACAAATAGGGATAGAAATATTAAACCTAGAAATAGTAATCAAAGAGGTGGATATTTTTTATGTAGTGGTATAGAACCTAGAATTTTAGTTGAGCCTTTTTTCGCTAGTCATCAACATTTATATCAAAGAGGTAGTGAAGATTATAGTAGATTACTTGGCGCAATGCTTATTGGGATAGATAATGCTTGTGAATATTTAAAATATGAAAAATTACATTAAGGATTAAAAATGGCATTAAAATATATTAACACATCAGATATACAGGAAATATTTAATGTTATAGTTGGTGGTGCTAGAAATGTGTTACAACTAGAGTTGAATAATAATAGGATTACTAAATCTGAATATGGTGATACTATTAAGCATATATTAGGACAATTTATTTCTGAAGTGCCTAGATTATATAGTTTAGAGTTTGATATTGAACTTAAAAAGGCTCAAATAGATACTGAAAAAGAAAGATTAAAATTATTAAAAGAGCAACTAAAATTAGAAAAAGAAAGAATAAAAACAGAGCAGTTGCAACATAAATTTGTTAGAAGACAAATTAAATCTTTTGATGATAAGATGCTTATTGAAATGCTTAAAATGGAAATTAACTCTTGGGGGTCAATGTTATCTAGTGGATTATTGGATATTAAGCAAGACCAAAGTACAGGTGAAGTAATTGGAACAATACCTGATTTCTTAAAAAATAGCGAAGTAAATAAAATTGTAAATAAATTATGGGAAAATATAAATGGCTCATAAGACTGTTAAAGGAGTTGGTGCTTTCAGATTAATAGACAAAAAAGTATCAACATACCATTCAATGATTGCTAATTATAATTTAATGGCATTTGATATAGATATTACACCTGATATTGTTACGCAAGCGTTAATAAATAATATAAACAAATTTTTAAATATTAAAGTATTAGAAAAAAGAGGACTTGTAACAAAGAATACTATATTAACAGAGGGTATAACAAATGATATAGTTGCTTCATATATACTTAATAATATTGATGATACATTGTTGCAACTATATAGTTATTTTGAGATAGATTATGCAGGTAAGCCTGTTAAAAAAAGAGATTACAATATTATGTTATTCCTATCAGAACAAAATGGTTATGATAGTAATGACATAGTGTTGCAACTAGATGAAACTTATACAGTATTAGAAGATGGCACTACAAGTAGTGCTAGAATTGAATATGGTAGCTTAACTATTGATGGTGTGAAGTATAAGCCTACTGTTGAAAACAATAGTATTAAAATAGGTACAAATAACAATAATGAGCCAATAATATATCTTGAAGATATTAATGATGAAAATAATACTTATGAATTAGTTTGGGACAACAGAGATAATATAGTATATGCTTGTTATTATGAATATGAAGATGATAATTCAAATGACAATAATCACTATGTAACAACTATTTATATACTTAAAAAAGATATTGGAATAGTATATGAACAAAATGAAATAATGATTGTTCCAATGAAGTTGAAAGGTGAAGCTGTTGCTGGTGATTATAAATTTACATTAACTAAATTTGGAGTTAAAAAACAGTTAAGAGAAGAGCCTGAAGAAGATAATGAAGATAATGAAGAAGAAGAGGACGCAAATTTATATGATGTATATAGTAATGAAAAAATAAAAAATATGTTTTTAGCATATATGAGTAAGCTTGAGCCTAATCCAACAAATGAAGAGGGACAAGAGATACCTTTATATGATAGTAAATATTTAAAACCATTTGTTAAATTGATGTATGGTGATTATACAGCTAGAAAATATGTTGAGATACCATTTAAAGTTAATGACAATGAAATACTATTAATTACATATGGATATGGAACATATGAAACTGAAGATGGTAAAAAAACTGAATATGGTATGAATATGATGCTTGTAGATAATGATGGTAATGAGTTAGACCAATATGGTTTTACTCCTATGAGCGCATTTTATGATAATGCAATGCCATTTTTTATTGTAGCAGTAGATACTTTTAGTAGATTGCCATTAAAAGAGAGATATGATTTATATGATGCATTACTATCTATTGCTACAAGCACTACTGATAGGATAAAACTAAAATGGTATCAAACATGGTGGGGGCAAATACTTATTGGTGCTGTATTAATGTGGATTGGTGGTATGAATTTCTATTATGCATTACTACTTAGTTCAGTTAATTATGCAATTATTCAATTTACACCTGCAAAGTATAGAGCATATGTTAGTTTTGTATTAAACATTATAGAGGGCAAAATGATGGGCAATACTAGCCTATCAAATATTGTTACAAATCCAAATACATATTTTCAAGTAGCTCAATTTGTATTAAAAAATTTAGCAACTAAAAACTTAAAAGAGAAACAAACTGAATTAAAAGCATTAATTAAAAAAACTGAAAAATTAGAAGATGAATTACCTAAATATGGAAAACCTAGTTTTCAACCATATGATGATACACATAACATAATGGAGAGTTTATATAATCCTGATGAAGTAGTTTGGAATACAACTAATATAGAACTTGCTACAATATCGGAAGCAGATAAATTCTATGATGAATATTAAAAAGGATAAAAATGAGAGTTAGTTTAGAAGATACTATACATCAAAGATATGTAGCAAACATATCTAAAATTATTAATCTTAGAGGTAAGATAAAAATATATAAAAAAATGATTGGGTTAGATTTAAATCCAGATGAAAAAGTAAAAGGTAAAATAGGTAAAAAACAATCACTTACATTAATTAATAAATTATCTAGTCCATTTAAAACTAGAAACAATATTTGTACCTGTGAGCCTACAAATGGAATATCTGATTTTAAAGCTTCACTTGATGAAAAGTTAATTAATCAATTATGGCGTACAAACAAATTTAGTAAAAAACATATATCAAATATTATAAACTCTATGGTATTTGATGGTACAACTTTTATAGAAGTTGGTTGGAAATATAAAGAATTAGATGAAGTGTTACTTGAAATAGAGGGGAAAGAGATACCTGAACAAATCAATATTATGGTTGAACAATCAAATGGTGAATTAGAGATTGTTACAACAGATGATAAAATTCAAGTAATCAAAAAAGACAAAGAAGTGAATGAGCCATTTGTTGATGTACATACTATTGATGATGTAATTTATGATTTTAAAGCAAAAAAAGATAAACCATTATCTTGGTTTATGATTGAACAGCAATATTCATATGAAGAGTTGCTACTAAATGATTTAATAGATGATGATTTAGCTAAAAAGATTTATAATAAAGCTAAAAAAAGTGAAGCTATTGACGAAACAGACGATATAGATGATGATAAAAAAAATAAAATATCTATTGTTAAATATTATGGATATGAACAAAAAGATACTAAGAACATTCCTATATTAGCTTTGTGTATTAAAACTGATAATGATAATTTTGAAATAGTTAAAAAGATAGAAGAGCCATTACCTTTTAGAGATATACCTATTGTTCCAATTAAACTATTTGATATAGATACGAAAATACATGGTTATCCATTAGAGTGGGCTATTATGTCTGAAGATAAATTCAATCATTCAATTAAAAGAGCAATAGTTGATAACTTATCAAATAGCAACTATAATAGAACATTTTATAAAAAAGATAGTTTAACGCCTAAAGGTGTAAAAGACTATTTAGGTAACAAACCTCTTATAGAAGTTAGAACAAGAGATAGGATACAAGATGTTATTCAACAGGGTAACTTCAATCCATTACCACAAAGTATATTTGCATTGTTGCAACAAACTGATTATGAAGCTAGTGCTATTACAGGTGTAAATCAAACTGTTCAAGGTATAGGCTCAACAGATTTAAAAGCACCTGCTTCTAACTTTGCTCAATTAATGCAAAATACAAATACACGATTAGATGATTTTATTTCAAATATTACAGATGCATTAAAAACTGTATTTATGATGTGGAGCAAATGTTTTGCAGAATATTATGATGATAATGATATATTAAAAATACTAAACATTAATATGGCTGATATTAGAATGGCTCAATTACAAGATAAGATAGAAAAGTTTGGAATAAATGACTTAGACCCTCAAACTGCTCAAAAAGCAAAAATATTCTTAGCCAAAGAGATTGAAAAGAAAATATCACTTAAAAATCCTATGTATGATATTGTATTCAATATTGCTAGTGATGGATTAAAACAAGCTAGAGCAAATCAAGATATGGTACTTATTCAACAACTTGCTCCACTTGCTCAAACAGGTGCTATTGGTGTTGAGCAAATTAAGCTTGTATTATCAGATATGGCTGAAAATATGGAAAGATATAAATTATCTGATAGTATTAAAAAATACAAGCCACAACCTGACCCTATTGCTCAACAAATGGCACAACTTGAATTACAAGCTAAACAAGCAGAGATACAAGAAAAAATGGGTAAAACTCAAAAAGAGGTACAACTTGCAGCAAATGCTGAAGCTAGAACTGAACTTACTAAAGTTAAGGCTCAAAAAGATGCAGCAACATTTGATACTCATAGAAGTAAAGAACTACTTGAAGTTGCTGCAAAAGCTAAAGAATTAGGAAAGGATAATGAAAATGAAAAACAAAGTGGTATCACAAATAAACAATCTTAGTGAAGAGGGTGTTGCTACACTACTTAATGTAGCAAACCTATTTATAGATGAAACAAAAGATATTGCACTTAGTGGTAATGTAAAAGATGAAAAAACGCAAGAAGAGATTATTGCTAGACAAATATTTAATGAATGGTTTAACTCATTATTAGATGAATGCAAAGAAGAAAAAGAAAAGAATAAGGAAAAATAGCTTACAATAGTCTAAAACAATAAAAGGATAGTAATGGCAGATTACAAAGAATTATTTAACAAATTCTTAGGACTTAGTAGCAATAATGAAGATAGTAGTAATGAAACAAAAGAAGAGGTTAATAATGAAGAGAATATTGATGAGCAATCGAATGGTGAAAATGTTACTCAAGAGAGCAACGAAGAATATGCTGATACTGATAGTGTTAATGATGATAATACTGACAATAATGACACTAATGATAATAATGAAAAATTTACAATTATTGTAGATGGGCAAGAAGTTGGTGTAGATGAAAACACTTTTAGGGAATTAGCTAATAGTGGATATGAGTATCAAAATCTTAAAAACCAAAACCCACAACTATTCAAAGAAGCTAAAGAGCTTATAAATAACAATGTAAATCCAGAGTTGCTACAAGCTTTTAGAAAAGCAGTTGATGGAGATGTTGGTGCAGTAAAACATTTAATAAATACATTAGATATTTCATTAGATGAAATAGTTGAAACTGATGATAATTTTGAAATGGAACAATCAGGTATTGCTCCTGAAGTTGAAGAGTATATTGAAAAGGTTAGCAAAAAAAATCCTGAAATTATACAAAAGTTAAATTCTACTATTAGTGAGTTAGATGATGTGTCAATAGCTGATATAACAAATGATAACAAAAAACATATAGCTTTTATTAATGCTGTTGCAAATGGTGAATTTGAAAAATATCTACCAAAAGCAAAAATTATAAAAATGAAAAATCCTGCATTATCATTATTGGAAGCTTGGGCTTATGTATATAATGAAGACAATAATACTCAAGAAAAAGATGAAAACAAAAAACCACAAAACACAGACTTTGGGACAACAAATACTGAAGAAAGTGAAAGTAACTTATCATATGAAGATTATTTTAAAAAATTTATACAAGATTAATTTCTTGTATATTCTTACTCAATTTAACTTTTAATTTTAAAATCAAAATATAATATCATTGTTTATAAAAAATAAAAACAAGGAGATACTATGCCTACTATGTATGGTAATGATAGAGGTAAGTCTGCATTGGGTCTTGAAGACCAAGCTTATGTAGATGCTAACCTACTTAAAAAAGTAAGTCAAGAAACTATTTTTGATAAGTTTGCTACATTAAAAAGGGAGCTACCTAAAAAGGTTGGTAATACAATTACTTTTGAGCGTAGAATTCCTATGGTTGAACTTATGTATTTTGACCAACTCAACAAAAAATATGCTTTAGGTTGGGATGCTGCACTTGGAATGGATTTACAACTTATTATGCCTAAAGATGAATGGGAGAACTATGTACTTCCAGAGGGGTCAAGTGGTTCTGAAAAAGGTAGAATGAGCGGGGTTGAAGTTGAAGCAGGTGTAATCCCTATTGGTATGTGGAGAGGACACACAGAAGAACTTAAGCATTTTGCTAAAAGATGGAATTTAGAAAGAGAAAGTAATGAGCAAGGTGAAGTAGCAGCTCAAGTTATTGATGGTTTTTATCGTGATATTTATACAAGTGGTGCTACAAATGTTCAAGATATTACAACTAATACAGGTGATGATAGACTTATTAGTTCAAATGCATTTACAAGAGCTGTTGAAAGAGCATTACTTGCTATGGAATTACAAGGTGCAAAACCTGTTGTGCAAGTTCTTGGTGCAAGTCCTAATTACAAAACAGTACCTGTTCATGCTTCATTTAAAATGTATATTCCATCTACTGCTAGACTTGAGATTAGAAAAAATCAGGATTTTGTTACAGTTGAAGAAGCAGGTGTTTCTGCAAATAAAGGTGATGCATTTAACTTTAATGAAAGATTAGAGGGTTATTTAGCAGGTTGTGAAGTTTATTCTACACCAAAACTTTATGCTGAATGGGATAATAATCAAAATCTTAACAAAACTGAAATCTTAATTTTTGGTAGAGACCATACATCTCAAATTCCATTAAGAGGTGAAAAGAGAATTCAGATGATTGTTAAAGGTCTTGGTGAAAGTGGTGATGATAGACTAGACAGAGTTGGTTCAGTTGGTTGGAAATCTTGGATTGGTGCAAAAGTTCTTTATCCTGAAAGACTTGCTAGAATTGATGCATATTATGATGTATAAGGAGTAAATAATGGCAGCATATAAAATTGGGCTAAGTCAGCCACAAGCAAAGTATCTTGGAAAATTTGAGGCTAATGATACTATTGAAAATTTATTTGATAAACCTATTGTTGTTTGTCCTGTTGATGCTACAACTTTAAAACTTGATAGAACTAAAGATGTAACAATACCTAAAGGTGAAACAGGTACTTTAACTGAAGCAGGTACATATTTTATTGTAGAGGGACACAATACTTTTTCTACTGTTCCTCAACCTTTTTTAGTAGGGTAATTCCCTACTAATCTCTTCTTAAACTTATTTTACATATAATCTTTACATTATTAATTTTTTTTTAAAGGATAATGCAATGTCATTAAAAAAAGAAAAGTTATTTTTATGCGAAATAACTCCTAGAACAGAAAGTGCTGCGAAATCTCCATTTGTTAAAATATCAACAGGTTCATATGTAAAACCTAGAATGATACCTTTAGAACAAGAAGTATATTTGACTAAAGCTGAAATTGATGTTATTAGTAGATTAAGTGAACCTACAAAAACAGTTGAAAGAATGTCTATTTCAGATATTATGAAGAAATATAGAGTTAGTGAAGAGATTGCAAATGAGATGGTTAAAGATGACACATTTAATACTAAAGTAAAAAAGAAGTTTCACTATAAAGTTGTGTTACTTAGAAAACAAGGGAAAGAAGAAGATGTGCTTAGAGAAGAGATAGCTAAAGCTAAGAAAAAAGAACAAGACAAAATTAATAATGTATTAGATAATAAGGATACTGATAAAGGTACTAAAAAGTAATATTACTCTTATGTTATAATCTATCCAAAAAAAAAGGATAGATATGACATACAATACTAATCCATATAATCCACCAAACTATTTTTCAAATGAATTACCTAATTTAACTGCTAATGCAAATGAATTATCATTAGCTAATCAATACTATAATGATGGTAAAATGTTTGGCTTATGGAATAAAGGATGGGATGTTGATAAAGCATTACAAAATGGAATTAATCCAAATACTTTAGTTCAAGCTCAATATATAAAACAATTTGAAGCTAATCCATTAAGAGATGTAGGTAATATAGTTAATGTAGGCTCACAATTAGCTAATTTATATATGGGATGGCGTAATTATTCTATGAAAAATGATTTACTTAAAGAGCAATTAAAAATGGCTAAAGAGCAACACCAAATGACAATGGATGAAGTAAATAGAGTTAAAAAACTAAGAAGCAATTTAGCTAAATTTTACAGAAGCTAGATAGTGTAACAACCCATATGATATAATCCTAACAAAAAAGGATTAGAAATGGGTAGTTATTTTATATCTGATATTATTAAACAAGACCCATCAGGACAAACCTTATCTCAAGCAGGAAAAACGCTTGATAGTCTTGATGATAGTATTACTCAAACATCTTCAATAGCATTTCAACTAGATAAATTTTTACAAGCTGAGGAGTTAAACAAATCTGCTCAAGCACTTGCAGCAATGAAGTATTATCAAAATGCAGCTCAAAAAGATTATGAAAATAGAATAGAACGAATGAGTATGCAAGATAATGCTAATAGATTTGCAGCAAATAATAACTTAGCTATAAATAGATTTAATGAAGCGGTTAGAGTAGATGATTTTAATATGCAACAAGACAAGTTGAATTATGGCTTATCAGTTAGAAAGCAAAATTTCTATGAAGATATGACTAAAAAAAGAATGAGTATGTTGCAACAAGAAGAGCAAGCTAAAGCAAAAGAAGCTCAAGATTATGAAAGTTTAAAACAGTATGGAGCAAAAGTTACTGATGCAGTAGCTCAAATTGAACAAAGAATTGCTACAAGTAAAGACCCTGTTGAGATTGCTAAATTAAAAGCAGCTAGAACTAAATTGCTAAATGAATGGAAACTTGCTACATCAGGTTATAGCAAAGTACCTAAAAGCCTAAGTACAACATCATTTGGAGGAAGTGGCAGTAATGAAAGTGGTAGTGTAGCAACACCTAATTATTCTATATTTGATTTAAATAAAATGTATGAACAAAATCCTGATGAAGTTAAAAGAATAATAGCTGAAGCTCAAACAACTAAAGGTGGTAGAGCGTGGCTAAATGGTGTTGCTAGTGCTGCTGCAAGCAATAAAGATACATTACCAAATGGAGTTAAACTTAATGAAGACTTTAGAAACTTAATTATGAAGACTAAAAAAGCTAGTAAAGAAGCTAGTAGTGGTTTTACAGGTGCAACAATAAAAGCTGAAGCAGATAGAATTAAACCTATTATTGATGAATTAGTTGGCACTAGAGACTTTAATAGAATAATGCATGATAGTGGTTTAATTGGTAGTTATATGCCAGATATAACAGGTAGTACATATAGAAAAGCGGATGCTAATTCAATAACTCAAAGACTTGCTGCAAAGATGGCTAATGAAACTCCATTTATGAATGGTGAAAATAAAGGTATGAAGCCAACTGAAGCTAAACTTTATTGGATAAAAAATAACTATGATAAAGCATTTAATATATCTTTAACTAGTGGTGTATCACCTGATTATGGAACATTTAGCCACCCTGCATTTGATGCATTTAAGAAACTTAATGATGTATTACCATTTGAACAAAGAATATTAAATAAACAAGATATGAATTATATAAGAACAGGTGTGCATAGAGATAAGGTATTTAAAAAAGTAGCTAATAGTAAATATGGAAAAGATTTATTAGAAGCTGTTAGTGATTATATTGCTACAAGTGTCGCAAGAGGGACGCCAATAAAAGAACAAAATAAAGTACCATTGTCAAATGGCAAAATAATTGTACTTAATAGAGATGAATTAGAATGGCTAGGTAGCTATGCAATATATAATGAGTTATTTTTACCTAATATGAATAAAAAAGGAGAATAATTAATGGAAAAGAAAATGACTAGAGCTGAAAGAATGGCTTTAATAGACCAAATGCTTGAAGAAGATGAAAAGAAACAATTAGATACAGCATATGGGCAAGGTTTCGCTAGTGCTACAACTGCTTCAAATCCTATATCAAGAGAATGGAATAAAATGAGTAGTGCTGTTACAGATATAGGATATTACTATGATGTACTAACTGCTAAAACACCTGAAGAGAGAGCTAAAATAGCTGAGCAAAGAAGATTAGAGCAGATGGCTACTAGAGGTGTTAATGCTTCAGGATTAAATCCAGCTGATAAAGGTACAGCAGGATTAGTAGGTGATATGGCACTTGGTATTCCTGTTGGATTAGGTAGTGTTGCTACAAAGAGAGGAATTGAAAAAGGTATTAAATATGGTATTGATAAAGCTGTAAAAGGTACTGAATACTTACTTAAAAAACAAGTAAAAGATAAAGCTCAAAAAGTAGCAGACGAAGCATTAAATGAAGCAAGTGAATTGCTACTAAATAATAAAATAAAAGGTTCATTTAAAAGTAAAATAGCAGATGATGTTACAGATTTAGTAAGTCAAGGTATCGCATTTACACCTGAAGCTCAATTTGGAACAACTGAAGATGCTGATGGAAATATGAAAGCATATGCAGATAATAGCGTTAAAGGTTTCCTAATGGGACTTGGAATGAATATTGCAGGTGATACAATACTATCTCATATACCATCATCAGTTATTAGACATGTAACTGATTATAAAACTAAAAAAATATTAAGAGATGATATATCTAATTCTACATACGCTAAGTTCAATATGGAGAAAGAGGGTATAAGTGCAGTATATAACAATAAATTATTTAATGATTTCGATAACTTAGATAAAAACTCTCATATGTATAAGGCTATGGATGAGGGTGCTAGTAATCAAACAGCTATGCCTGATTACACAAATATAGCAAAAAATAAAGAAGAGTTGCAAACATACCTAGATGAGTTAGATAGTAAATATGGTAGCTATGCAGTTAAATATGGTGATGATGTATATATTAAAAATAATAAAGGTAATGAGTTAGTAGGTAAATATGTTGATGGTGATATATTAATTAACACTAAAACATCTGATATACCTGATGCTATGATTACTACAAAATATAATGGTAAAAGATTACTTGAGCCTACTGTTCATAAAGATGTTGAAAGCTATAAAAAAGGTAAACAATATAGCGAATTAAAGACAATTAGAAAAGTAGGAGATAACCTAGTTAAAGCAAATGGTAAAGCATTAAATGAAGCAGAACTAAATAAGTTAAACAATAATGAAGTGTTCAAATCTTTTGATGGAATAAAACTATCTGATAAATATACAAATCAAAATATAGTTACTCAAGCTATTGTTACACCTATGAGTAAAGAAGATATTGCAAAAATAAAAAATAAAGATATTAGAACATTGAAAGAGAAGATGAATGAAGTACCTATTAATGAAAATAAAAATATATCAGTAACATTAGAAGGTGCTACAAAAGGTAATGAGAGAGATATTAATGCTTTAGGTGTATTATTTGAAAGTGCAGAAAATGAAAAAGGTAGCAATCTGCATAAATATAAGAACTTAAATAAAGAGGTATATGAAGCTATTAAATATGCAGTTGTTAAAGATGCTAAAAACTTTAATGAAGCAAAACAAAAACAAGCTATTTGGAAAAAAACAGGGGATTATACTAAAAACTTATCAGATAGAATAGCTAATATTGCTGCTGATATCTTAGTTAAAAATAATAAAAAAGTAAATGTAGAAGATGTTAAAAAATATTTAAAAAATATAGTTGATGATGTATTTATTAAAGATAATATTAAAGTACTTACAAATGAAAAAGGTGAAGCTTTTATAGATACTAACTTTGTTATAAATCCTGAAGTATTTGATGTTGTTGCAAAAAATATTGATTTTATAGATGATACACATTACTATACTAAAACTGAATGGGAAAATTTATCTGATGATAAAAAGGTAGATATTAAAGAGTTTGGCGAATACACACCTGATGGTAAGATTGTTACACCTGATAGAGCAAAAGAGATTATTGAAAATGCTAAAGCTGAAGCTAATACAGAATACTTTATCAATAAAGAGGGTATAGAAATTGTTAGAGATTTAATAACTAAAATTAAAGAGAAGATGGATAAAAAAGGTATATCTATTGAGGGTATTAGATATGTTAAAGGTTTTGGAGATAAAACCAATAAAGAAATAAAAAAATGGTATAACAAATTAAATATAGATGAGCAAGAAGCTATTAAAGATAGTATTAATAAATTAATAGAAGACTTTAATTATATAGATAATCTTGTATTAGAAAATCCAAATGCAGATACATTGCCATTACACTTTGCAACAAAATTAGATGGTAATGGTAGAGTATATTTTAAATCATTAGTAAATCCAAAAACTAAACTAGGAAGAGTTGTATTTGTTCAAGATAAACAAAAAAGAACTATTGGTGATTTATTTAGCAATGAAAAAGATGTAATTACTGCTAAAAGAAGTATATTATCTATGATGGGTGAAAAACCTCATCGAATGACAGATGAAGAAGTTGTTACAACATGGAATACATTTAAAAGTGAACTATTAGAAAATGGAAAATTAAAAGATACATCATCTAAAAAAGGTGTAGGCAATGAGTATTTTGATGATGGAATATTATCATCATACATTATGAAAAATTTTGAAAAAATATCTAACTATGAAGATGGAGCAATAGATGCTAATACACCTTATTTTGATATTAATGAAGTAGATGGCATTAATAATGGTTTTGCTTTACAGTTAGCATATATAAACAAAAAAAATGCTAGTGTTGGACTTGGTGATGTTCCAAACAAATCACAAGATATGTATGAAACATTTGCAAATGATATAGGTAATAGACTAAAAGGTGATGGTAATGGCGTAGATGACTTTGAACTAGCAAGAAGTGATACAAAAGGGTTAGCTACTGCTGCAATGTATAATGCTTCTATTTATGAAACAACTAAATCATTAGCACAAACATTAATTAATAGCATAAAAAATACTGTCGGTAAAATAGAAGATAATACTAAAAAGAAAATGGAAGTTCTATTTAGAACAATAGATTATAAGTTCTTACAAAACAGTAATATAGATTTAGATATTGAAGTAGGATTATTAAAAACAGATTTAGAAAATGCTCATCATTTAATGTATCTTAATAGTAAAGGTAAATTAAATAAAGAAGCTCAAAATAATCTATTTATAGAAAATGATATTTATAAAAGTATAGAAAAACTTAGTGATAATCTTGATGGAAAAGAGAATGATAAAAAACTCAATGAAAAGATTAAAAATATACCATTTAAAGGTTTTGTAAAAATAGTATATAATAGAGCTAAAAAAGCACATAAAAAAGCTAAAGATAAAGGTAAAACAGAAGCATTTAGCTACTTCTTTAAAGATGAGTTAAGTAAATTAGAATATGTATATAAAGATTTATCTATTAGAGCAAAGATGAAAGGATATTTAGAATATAACGCTAGATTAACTGAGTATCAACACAACTCATTGCTACACAAATTTACTGAATATGATAATAGTAAATTTATAGATATAACTAAAAACTCAATAAAGAATGTTTTTGGTGAAGATGTAATGCAATTAAAAAGTATAATAGATACTAACCACAAATTTGCAAAATATGTATTTGCTAAAAACTATACTATGGAAAATATAGATAAAACTACTGCACTTAAATATATAGATGAATTTGCAGATATACTTGGTACTGACAAAAATATTGTTGAAAATGCTAAAAATAAATTAACTGATGGTGAAAAATACTCATTAAAAAAATTAGTTAATATTATGGCTAAAGCAGGTGCTAAAGTTGATGGAAGATTGCAACAACACTATGCTATTAGAAAAATAATACCTGTTATGAATAATCCTTTTGCAGGGACAAAAGCTGTAACAATTAAAGGATTTGCAGGATATGACAGATTACATAAAGAGAACTATAAAGATTTAACTCCTATTGGTGTATTTAATCCTAGCTATACTATATCTCATGATGCAGGTTTAATGGCAAGAGGTAGAAGTGGTGTAACAAGTATATGGGATGCGGGTATTGGTAGTGTTGATATGGTAAATGACTTTGCTAAAAATATGAACTATCAAATAAATACAATATTAAATACAGACTATGTAAAATTATTTAAAGAAGATAATGACAAACTATTTGAAACTATTGTAGGTGGTGCTGCTGATGGTGAAGTAGGATTGAATGATGTTGCTATTGACTTTTTAGCAGAACAAGAGTTGCTACAAAAAGGTAAAATAATTACTAAAAAAGGTATTGAAGAAGTTAAAATTAGAATTAAAAAAGAGTTAAGTGAATTTAGAAGCAAAACTAAAACAAGTTTTGATAATGAACTAAATAGACTTAGTGAAATGGTTGAAGCAAACAAAAAAGAGTGGAGAGAGGGTGATACTATTGCACAATACTATATAGGTGATAAACATACTACAAGTGAATATCAAAAATTTGATGTAGATGTTGAGCCTATTGATAATGGATTATATTTTAATACAAGAGATATATCTAAGAATTATCTTGCAGATGTTGAGCCACTTAAAGATGGCGAAGTTATTGTTAATTTAAAATCAGGATATAAAAAATTCACTCAAATAGATTATAAAGAGCCTGATATTAAATTTGATACTGAAACAACACAATATGTTGATGATACAGTAATGCTTTCTTTCTCTAAAAAAGATTTAAATAAACATGAAAATATAGCTAAAGTATTACATGAGATATCACATCATGTTGTTAGAAAAATGCAACAAAACAATAGTGTAGCAACAAAACAATTACAACAGTTTATACAAGAACTTATTGTTAGTGGAAAACTAAGAGATAAAGATGGAAATCAACTGATGCTTACAAATGCTGACCCTGAAGAGTATTTAGCTATTGTAATAGAGAAGTTGCTACACAATAACCTTATGGCTAATAATGCTTCACTATTTGCTAGACTTTATAAAACTAGAAATATTAAAAAGTTAATAGATGATAATAGTTTTACTGTTGATGGTAATCCAATTAACAACTTAACTGAGTTTGCTAATCTAATTAAAAAGCAAACTGATGAGGGTACTCAACAAGTGTTGCTACAAGAGTTTGATGGATTAGTTAGAAATACATATTTAATGTTTAAAGGTAATGTTCAATTACTTGCAGAGATTAATAATAAAAAGTTAAAAACAAAATTTAATTCAACTTTGAAACAAGCTGATAAAGCATTTGAAGAAAGTGGTGGTGTGTTGCAAAAAGGTTATGGATATGTATATGGTAAAATTGAACAAATAAGCTTATTAGAAGCATTTGACATTACTGATAAAAAAGAAGCATTATACTATGCACTATCACTTAAAGATGGTTTTGTTAAAGCAATAGATGATGCTACTGCTACATTCTCTAAAGAGTTTGATAGTATTAAGAAGCAAAATGGTGTAGATGAAAAAATGGATAAAGATGCAGGTAACTTCCTAATGTTAGGACTACATAACTTTAATAAATTATTCAAACAATATGATAATCATATAGATTTTATTAAAGCATTAAATAATAATGTTGAACAAGATTTTAAGACTATTAAAACTTGGTTTGAAAAACTTGGTAATAATGATATGCTTAAAGAGCTAGAAAAAACATTAAGCAATGAAGCTCATGGAGTATATTCGCAACAAAATGTTATTAATACTAAAATAAACACAATAGTAAATAAAATGATTGATGCAGGTATTTTGGATGCTACAAATAATATGCATTATAAAAATATGCTACAAGCTTATGCTCAAAAAAGAGTTACATACTACAAACTAAATGGAAGATATAAGGGTATAGATGAAAAATATAGAATTACTGTATTAAATGAAGATAGTCTTAAAACAGATATGTATAAAAAATCTCTAGGAAGAATTTTCTCATCTAAAAATAGAAATGAAAAATTTGGAAACTACTTAGATATTGTTACACATTATCATAAAAAGTATAGAAATGATGCTAACTTATTTGGTGTTAATCCTGCACTTGAAACAACAAGTACATATTTAGTTGGTATTAAAGCTAAAGATTTTAAAGGTAGTAAAAAAGATAGTGTTGGTGAAGTATATATTGATGGTGAAAGATATATTGTAACAACTAGAGATAAGAGCGAATATGTAATGGGCAAACAAGGTAGTAATATTTTAAATATTGGTAATGATGAACATATGCAAGGTGTATATAAATTTAAAATTAAAGGTGATAAAGTTAAAAAGTTTATTAATCCTAGCTCACTTAGATTATCAAATAATAGAATAGATAGTAAAGCTTCTACTATGTTAGCAAGAAATTTTTATTATCAACATAGAAAAACTCAAGAAGCAAATTTATTATTAATGCAATATAATCAATTAAAAGAAGCAGGAATACTACTAACTGCTGAAGAGATACCATTAGATGAGATAGATAATTATATTAAGCTACCTGAGAAAAATGGTATTAGTAAAATAGCAGGACAATTATATGTCCCTAGAAAATATGAGCATTATTTTGTTGGCACAAAAGGATTAAAATATGGAAAAATAATAGATGATGTATTAGGTAATAATGATTTAGGTAAATTTGTTAAAGGAATGATAAAACTTACATTTGAATTAACTAGGGTATTAAAAGGTACTATACTTGTAGCACATGCAAGTAGTTATATTAACTCATTTGTAGGCTCAATGATTATACTTAATGCTCATACTAAAGGAAAAAGTAATCTTTATGTAGCAAGAGCTAGAAGCTTATTTAAAGAGTATAAAGAATTAATGAATAAAGTTATAGAAGCTGAAACTAAACATGGTGATAATTCAGTAGAGTATAAAACTGCATTATCTAAGTTAGAACAACATAAATTACATAATGCTTTTAGACATGGATTATCAAGTACAATTCGTTCATCTGCTATGCATTTAGGAGTATATGAAGAGAATTGGATAGTACAAAAGATTAATAAGATTTTTAGAGATGATAGAGCAGGTGAAGCATTTAAATTTGTTACACTTAATGAGAATACACCTGTTGGTTCTAAACTAGGTGAGTTCTTCGATGGTACAGAAATGTATCCTAAACTAGCATTGTATTTACATGAGTTAGATAATAATGGTGGTGATTATGAATTAGCTATCAAAAAGGTATTAATGGCATTTCCAACTTACTATAATATTAATAAATACCTAGCTGCATTTGATGAAATTAGTCCATATACTAAATACTTCTATAACATACCAAAAATGATAGGTTATGCAGGTATTCAATCACCTATATCAACAGCAGTTGCAGCAAGTATTATTCCTGCATTAACATATATGAGTTGGGATGATAGTGATGAGAAAAAATATGAATGGTATATTGAGCATGGATTTGCAAAAATAGGAGATAGTGCGTATTATGCTTATAATTTAAATCCATACTCAATACCTATGGATTGGGAAAAAGATAGTTTATTAGACAATATATTCTTATATAATGTAATTCATAAGATGAGTTTTAAACCTGATTTAAATCCATTTGTAGATTTAGAAGCTAAAAATTAAGTAAGGTATTTACCTTACTTGTAGATTTTCATCAGTAGTAGTTCCAAGTATTTGGAAAGGTTTTATTAGTAGCAATTTACCCATATCATCAAACTCAATAGTAGTTCCTACATATTCATCTATAATAACTAAATCACCCTCTTTAACAACTTTGCTAGTAGTTTTAATTACTCTAGCTAATTGTTTAGGTTTTTCTTTTTTATCTATAATTATTTTCTCATTTGTACCTAATGGTTTAACTAATACTCTTAATGGTCTTGGACTAAACTCTTGTACTGTCATTATGGCTTCCTTTGTGTATGTTTTATTTTATCTTCATTGCTACACTTTTCATTTGCTGTAATCTTTAAATTTAACCCTTTCCATAGATATCCTATAAAGAAGAATATACCTGCTAATACAAATATACCTACTATTGCATCAAAAATCATTTGTTATCCTTTCTACTTAATTTGATTTGTAGCAACTCTTTGTGCTTTTCCCATATCTTTTTAGCTAATTGTCTAGCCTCTTTCTCACTTTCTTTCCACTTTTCATATTCATCTTTAGGTAATTTTTTCTCAAAGATAGATAGTTTTACTTTATATAGTTTAAATCTGCTAATGCTTTTTCGTTTAAAAACTTTAACATTATCATTTAAACCATAATTAATAAATCTATCTATCAATTCAAGAACAAATGCTATAAAATGAAATTGCTTTCCATTAAAAATATTTTGCATAATCTTTTTTTTCTCTGACCACTTAATTAATTCTATTTCAAAATTAGATAAATTATGAGCTAAAAAGAAGAAATTAATATCTGATTTTATTGCTTTTAAAGCATCTTGAAACATATCATCTTTTTCTTCTTCTAATACCTGCATATGGGTATAAATTATAAGTAAAATCAATTTTCTAAAAATGGTTTTTCTTTCTCCATTACTTAATTTGGTAATCTTATTAATCATTTTGAATTCCTTATATATCTAATACTCTATACTCTCTTGAAATCTTTTTAAACAACTTAAAAACTCAAGTTCGTTACAAGGTTTTAATTTATAATAGTTTTTATTATTTTTTGAAAAAGTTGGATTAACATCAGTACAATAATATTTATTTTTCTTCTCTACTAATTTTTTTAATAAATTATATACTGAATAAGATTTAATATTCTTATTTTTACTATATACTGTTTTTCCATTTCTGATACTTTCTATTGCATATATTTTAGTCATTTAATACCCTTTTTCTAACTTCTTTCATTTCAGCTGCATTAGTTAATAGTATAGCTTTCTTATCTCTAACTCTTCTACTATTTCTAGCCATATCTCTAGCTTTTAACCAATCAGCCATATCATACCCACAACCTGTCTTGTAATTATCAAATATGCTTAAATATGCTGCTTTTTCTACTGTCATTTTAATTCCTTTATTTTAATTTCTAAAATGTTATCATCTCCACTAAGAACAGTAGGATTTATAATTATTCTATTTTTATCATCATCTTTTATATAGCCTAACTCTGTGAAGCAATCTTCTATAATTTTAAGTGTTGGAACAGCTATGTTTATTGCATCAAATTTTCTATTACCTTTTCTATGCAAAGTGGCTTCTATCTCAATAGCTTTCCATTTTGTAGCAACTTGTTGTTCTAAATACCAATCTTTTATAAGTGCTTTTAAGTTTTGTTTTATTTTTTTTCTAACAGCCCAATGTACTCTATTCCATACATTTGCACTTACTAATTGATTTTTATATTTAGGGTATGGAATATGTAATACCATATCAGAAAGCATCACATAATCTTTCAATCGTAATCCAATCTTCAATAGTTGTTGTATCACCTAATATATAAACATCAAAAGTTGCTACATATCCTACTTGTTTTGTTTTACCATTTTTATCATCAATATACATAGGTGTTATATCTATTTTTGATTTACCATTTTTTTCTTTAGTTGTTATAAAATATCTATCATCTATTAATTCTCTTACTTTATTTTCTAATGTTTCATCATTTTCTAATGTAAATTCTTCATTCTTTAACATTACATCATGCCAATAATTTTTATCTAATATTAATTCTTCATCTGAAATTATGTATTTCATAACTAATCCTTTACCAATCTAGTTGTTTATTGTCATTATAATATGCATTACATACATTTTTATAACTACAATATAGCTCACATTTACTAGGCTTCTTGTTACTATCTTTTGTTGTAATAAAGCCATACTTTGTTTTACTATCACATGCTTGTGGCAATTTAACATCTATAATATTATCATTTGCATCAAATATTAAATATGGCTCAATACTATGTAGTTTATCTGTGATAATCTCTACTACTTCACTTTCACTTAATATTGGAACATTTAATATTTTATAATCAGGCTTTTTAGTTTTACTCTTGTAATCCCAACCACCATCTTTAAATATAAAAAATAAACTTAATGTATCAACATCTAATTTTTCTTTTGATAAAAACTTATAAACATTTAATTGTAATATATAGTCATGTGTATAATCACCTTTTTCTATTGCTTCTTTTAACTTTTTATATGTATTGTATTTAGTAGTTTTAATATCATATATTACTCTATCTTCAATATCATATAAATCTAATGTACCTGTTATTTCAAAATTATGAAACTCACTTATTGTTACACTAAAATCTAATTCACTTTTATATCTTTCTTTTGGTAGCAAATCTTCCATACCTTTATGAATTAAACTACCTATTGTTTGTTGTCCGAAGTCATTGTTTATACTACCATGAAGAAAGTTCATAAGTAACTCATATTTTCCCATACCTATTTGAGAAGCACTTAATCTCTTCTCAAATGGTTTTCTATCATATTTAAGTGCTTCTAAAATATCATTTATTAACATATCTCTCTCCTATTGCTACACAGTTGGAACTACCAACTGCTAATTTTTTCTTTTTTTTCTTTAGATAACTCTTTTTTTTCTTTCTTTTTTTTAGGAATTTTAGCTTTAGCAATAGCTTTATTTGTTTTTTCAATAAACTCTTCTAGTTCATCTTTACCAATATTTTCACATCTTGCTTCACTAAACTCTGCTTTCCAATCTTCATTATAATCATCCCATTTCTTTGTAAATGCTACATAAAATGGTTTCTTAATGAAATTTGGCATTGCAGCAACAGTTCTTTTTTCACCAAATACATCTTTTTGTGTCTCAACAATCTCATTTAACCATCTATTTAATATCTCTTTTATTTTTTCTTTTTGATGTTCATCTTTTGTATCTAAACACTCTATTGCAGCAACAATACTTCCTAATTGATACCATGCAGGAAGTTTTTTAGTGTGTTCTTTATTATTTTTATCTTTATAAGTATAAGTTGTTTTTTGTCCTTTTTCTATTCCACTTGTTAAATAAAATTGTTTATTTTGCTTCCCTAATACTTCTCCTGTTTCAGGGTCAATAAGTTCAAATTCTAAATTTACATATTTAGCTCCACCTTTACTATTATCTCCGCCTTTACTTTCTGTACCATATGCGTCAGTAATAACAGTTTTAAATACACCAAATTTTTCCTCAAATCCCTCTCTAACCTTAGTTGCTTCAAAATCCCAATCATTTGTAGTGTCTATAAATGCCATTTTTGCTCCTTTTATATTTAATTTGTAAAGCTCACTATGGCAAAGTGAACTTTATTAATTAAATCAAAATAAGAACAAAGGTGTTGTTACACACCATATGTTCTTCTATCTACCATCATCCATGCTCTAAAATATCTAGGATTTATTTTTACATCTTGTTCTACAAAATTAGCTATATCATCTTGAAAAAATGTAGGTACTAAATATTCTCCATATTTATTGTTACCATATGGTGCATTAATTCTTATCCAATTATTATCTTTTATTTTCTTTATTTCTCTGATATTTCCTAAACCATCTTTTATTGTTATAATTTCACCAATCATAATCTATCCTTTAGTATCTATCATCTAAAAAATGTATGCATCCAAAATTTTCATTTACTTGCATATCTCTTTTAAATTTTTTGTCTCCAATTACTATCTTTTGAGTATTATTAGTATTAACACATGTTCTATCTTTTGTAAAGCTTACACAGTTAATACATTTAATATTATTTAATTTTTCTTGTATTTCATCTATTAAATGTACTGCGTCATTGCCACATTCAATAGCATAAAAACTATCTTTTAATTTATCTAAATTAATCATAATCTATCCTTTCAATTACCCCTTTATCTTCAAGATATTCAATTAGTTTCTCTTCGTTTGCTACACTATCTTTTGTAACAATCTCTTGAGCATATAGCTCATCATCAATACCACTATCTAAATAATTTACATAGATTTCAGGATAATACTCGAACTCTGAGTATTTCAATTTATCATGGTCTAATTCTTCTTTTAAAAATTCATTTACTTTATCTTCTACAATACCTATAATCATTAATAATGCCTGATATATAAGTATATTTATATCAGTACATAATGTTTCATTGCTATCTATATCAATTATGTGGTTTTCACCTCTTTCTATCAATTCCTCTTCATCTAAATCCCATTCATTTATTAAATTATCTAAAAATTTTTCATCTAAACTTTTCCATCTTATAACATAATCTCTAATTGCCATCTTTAATCCTTTTTAATATAATTTTTAAAAAATTCTTTTAAATGATTTTCAAAATCTATCTCTATTGGTTGTAGCAACTGTCCTGTTCTATCCTTTTCAGGCACTGCAACTATCTTACCTTCTTGCTTTTCAAATCTAAGAACAACATCATACAATGCAGGTACAAACTCTACTGTCTTTTTACCATCCAATAATGGTTTAAATACAGTTTTATAGTTCTCTTCTACTGCATCTTCTAGTGCAATAAGAACTACATTAATTCCTTGTATATCTCTAAAAGATTTAAGTATCTTTAAAAGTCTATTACTTAACTCTCCCCACATCTTTAATGCTCTCTTATCATCTCCCCAAAACTCATCTTGTTGCAACTCATCTAAAACCATATTGCTAAGCTCTGTAATACTATCAATAATAACAGTATCAAAGCTATCTTTATTCTCTATTAGATACTGATACGCTTCTCTAACTTCAGCAATATTATTAGGTGTAGCAACTGTTATTTTGTTTTTAGCATCTTGTAATGTTCTATGCCCTTTTTCTAAACTAAGAATAAATGTTCTACCTGTTGCTACACCTACTCTTGTATTATGTGTGATATTAAAACCATCTGTTATATATAGTCTATTTTTTGATGATGTTCTTATGCACCTCATTTTTGCATTTTTTACTTTTTTTACTGATGTTAATTTTTTCCATTTTCTCTGTAATTTGTGCGCACCAACATTGTATCTATTTTTATGTTTTTTGCTTTTAAATGGTAGAGTATCACCTTTTTTTATTTTAAATGTAACTACATATATATATTGGCTTTTAAAATATTGATTACTTGGTTGCTTCTTTTTTTTGTAAGAAACAATATAACTAAGACTTCTAGCTAAAAATAAAAAATCTTTCATTAGTTTTTCTGATGTTGTTGAAAAAGTTATTACACTATATTTGTTTTTCTCGTTTTTTCTGCAACTAACTGAACCATCAGTGTCTATTAGACCGCATAACAAGTCAAATCTATTTTTTATGCTATCAAATAAGTAATCATTAGGTATAAATTTTTCGTTACTTTTTTTACCATTTAATTTTAATCTTACAAGCTCTTGAAAGAGTTTGTTTTTTAAACATTTATCTGTTTTATGTGTTATTCTATATGAATAGTTTTTGTCGCTATTTTTTGACACAATGTAATTGTCGCCAAGTTCTTTCTTTACAGCTTCAACAATATAGTCTTCACTTGTTGAAAAATGGATACAGTCTTTTTTTGCTATCCAACCATCTCCAAGAAGAATACCAAGTAAATATGGAGATATTATATGTTCTTTTTCTCCAAAATCTATTGGTTTTATTGTTGGAAATCTAAAATTTTTTATTCCCCTCTTAATTATAGAACTAAGCGTTAGTACTGACTTTATCCATATCAATTTTCCTCTTTTATTTTTTGTTTTCCTATATACTTCAAATAAATGGTCATCATTGCAGTTCATTGTTGAACCATCGTCAAATGTTAATTCAAAATTTTCTATTTTACCTTGTTCATATATGCCTTCTACTTCACAAATTTTCCCAAAATTATTAAAAATTTTATCACCTCTTTTTAGTTTTCCCATTTTGACAAAACCATTAGGTGTTAAAACTTCAGAATAATATGGTTGTGCCTTCATTGAACCTTGTTTCCCATAAATTAATACCTTTAATCCACCATCAGTTAAACTATCTTTTAATTCTTGTATCTTCATTTACTCTCCTTTAGTTGTTCAATTTTAAAATTAATTTTTTCCACCTCTAACTCAAAAACATCTCTCATTAAAGTATTTTCAATTAATTGTTCTATCTTTTTTCGTTGTGCAAGTAATTGTGCTAATTCACTATTTTTATCACCTCTAAAATATCCTCTAACTTTTTTAACTTTTGCAATACCATCTTTATTGATTGTTCCAAATTCTTCTTTTGGATACCACTCACTTAACTCTTTTGCTAAAGCTTTATTTTCCTCTAAAGTTTGTAGCAACTTTTCTTCTAATATATTAAAAGCTTTAATATACTCTAATTTCCATTTTAATGCTTCATTACCTGTTAAACCCATAACAACTAATGAAAAACCATCTCTTGACATTTCATAATATTTATTTGTTTTTCCGCTATTGTCTTTGTATTGTTTTTTAACGAATAATATACTGTCCTTAAAATTAAGGTCAGTATCTTTAATATTTTTTAAAATATTTTCTATTCGCTGAATAAAATTATCATGTCTTTTACCAAATATTTCAGCAACTACTCTACTATCTGCAACAAAACTGTATTTATCTAATTTTAAACCTAACTTTTGTATCTTCATTTATTATCCTTTAATTGTTCTTTAATTGATTTACTAATCTCATTTGCTCTTATATGTAATTCTGCAAAATCACAAAAACCATCATAATTTTGCTGCATATATTCTGCAAACTCTTTAGCACCTATGTTTAATGCAATATAATCCATTATTGCATAATTAGCATTGTGTGGATTACTTTCTATTTCTTGTAGCAACTCAAGTATGTTCATTGTTTATCTCCTTAAATAGATTTTTTAATACTTTTGCTTCTTTTTGCATTTTATCTGATGGCTTAATTGGATTAGTAAATAAATATATACTAACAACTAAACTTGCAACCATCCCAATTTCAATGCCTGCAACACTACCACTTGTTAATATTAAAATTACAATCAAAAGAACAAGGTCAAGTATTGCATTTATAATATCCATTTTTCTTGCTTTATGTAATATTATAAGTAAGTTAAATGCCATTGCTATACCTGCTATTATCTCCATTTAACACCCCTCATCAATTATCTCAATACTATCAATGCAGGTTTCCTCTAATATTAAATCTCCACACTCTTCCCAATCTGTTGCATATTCATAAATAATATCACTATCATTTACACCTTTTTCTTTTAATTCCTTATACTTTTCCTCACTTATTGTTAATTTAGTTTTATATTTAGCACTATGTTTCTCTAATACATTAAATACTACTTCCATTATTTACCCCTCTACTATTTCAATATCCAATAGTTTCTCATTAATTATTGAACTACATTCACCGCAATATCCACCAACTATTGTTACAAACTCATTGATTTCTACACTTTTTGCTTCCCATTCAACTATTTCAACATCATTGCCACACATAGGACAAATTGAAATAATATTTTCACCACTAGGCTCATAATTAATTTTTCCATTTTCATCTCTTCTTACTGTATCCATAATCTCTCCTTTTTATTCAAATCTATATAGTGTTACATCACCAAAACTATCTAACTCTTCTAAAGCATTTATTTCATTTTGTATTGTTTCATCTAAATAGTAATATTCTTCATCTGAAACAGTTAAAATATACTCATCATAATCATTTTTGTATATTTTTAAATTATGCCATTTAAAAGCAAATTTATATTCTTCATCATTATAAATAATGAAATCTAAATCATTTTTATTATTTAGAATAAAATCTAAATCTTTCATAATCACTCCTTTAAAGTTAAAATTTGTGAAAAAATCACAAAAAGAACAAATAAAAATTATTTAAAAGCACTTCTCATCATAGTTTTATCTATTTCTTTTGTATTAAGTGGTTCATAACCTATATCTCTTAATTTATCATTTATCCTATAAATTATCTCTCTTGTTTCTTCTTTAGATTTAAATTCTGATAATCTTCTAGTAGCCCAATGTAATGCATCATTTCTCTTACCATTAATTGCTACATGAGATAATACACTAGTTGTGATACCGTTTATTCTATTATCTTCATCAAAGTTTGCAACAACTTTTATCACTCTTCTTACTTTCTCTTCAGTTTTAGTTTCAGGAATACAACATATTGGGTCAAGTAATTCTCCTACATTTTTATATAGTTTTGCATCAGGATTACTAAACCATAATCTACTCATTTCTACTGTTGAATAATCTATTTCATTTTTTATTCTAAGTAGTGTAGCAACATTTCGTACAAACTCTTTATATCTATTTACATCTAAATTAATTACTCTTTTAAGTGGTAATATAATTCTATATCTATCTGCAATAATACCTTTTTTCTCTTTTTGATGATTTCTTGTTGTATAAATTATATAAGTATATGGTAATAATAATGCAATAGCATCATCTAATAATAAACTATCGTCTATATCAAATGCTATTACATTAAATTCAGGTATAACATTTTTTTGTTTTCTAGTTCCATTGTAATGTACAAAACTAAACCAATCAACTGTACTTGTTACAAGTGTTTCTATTGTTTTACCATTGCTACCAAAAAACTTAGATATTATATTTTTTGTTGTTATTCCCTCTTCTTTTTTCCCATCCATATTTACGCTTACTATTATTTCATCTAAACTGCTATCCTTTAGTGGCATAAGATGAACCATCATATCTGTTATTTTTAATTCATAATTATTTCTGTAAGCATACTCTTTAAGCATTTCTATTTGCTCGTTTAACTGTGTTTTTGTAAGTTTGATACCTAACTCATCAAGTAGCTCAGTTTTAAATTTAGATTTAACTATTTTTAAATGCTCAAACATCTTCATATACGGTTGCTTTGGTTTTATGATAGATACCAAATGTTTATCACTTATATTTGCTAATTTGATAGCTTCTAAAACATCTTTTTCTTCTACTTTCATATGCATATTTATTAAAGCAATAATTGCACTAACTCTTAAAACTTTATCTACATTGCTAACTCTAATATTATTCCAATCAGTTGGTTTATTATTAAAATCTTCTATTAGCTTTTTACGATATGCAATTAGCCTATTTTTAGCTTCTTTTGTTAAAGTAATAGTAGATGTAGGGTAAGTCCTAATATGCTCTAAAATTGGATTAAATAACTCATCTAAAGATTGTGTAGCAACTTTGTCTATCTCATTTATTTTATCTAGTTTAACATTTATAATAAATGCTCTTCTTGCAAAACCTGTCTCTAATGTTTCTACTAGGCTATGATATTTATTGTCATCTCTTTCAAACGGACTAAGTGTGCCAAATAATAATGAATTTGTTGGTAAATTTTTAATAGGTGGATATTTTTCATTAACATTTATACTACCCATTGAGCTACCATCTTGCCACAATTTAGTAATAAAATCAGTTATTTGTCTATTCATAACTGACCCAAACTCATTTTCTACTATATTTAAACTTCCTTTTTCAATATTTTGCAAGAAGTTCGCTACACGCATTGCTCCAAATAGCGTACCTAATAAAGGTATTTTATAAGCATTTGGAATAATACTATTTTCATTTTCTGTAAATTTATTTTTATTAATTATTTCTATATAGTATTGAAGTGGCTCTAAAGCATCTTCAAATACTTTTAAAGATAAATCTTTTCCTACACCACTTCTACCAAAGGTAATACCTATAAAATTAATATAATTATCTTCAACTTTTAATCTTTTAATTCCTATAACTGAAGCAACAGTAAAAAGTAGTGAATTATATAACACTTCTTCATTTATCTCTTTACCTATCTTTGCTTCAATATTATCTTTAGCAACTTGTAGTATTTTTCTATAAAGCATTATCTCCCCTTTCAATTATTTCTAATACATCTTTTAATGTTTTAGCCATAATATTTATTTTAATAGAGTTTCTACCAAGATGTATTGCAACAGTATCTATTAATTGTACTGTCCTCTTAAAACCTGAATATTTAATTTCAAGCCCTAATTTATTTTTAACTCTTTCTCTATAATACATTAAAAATAATCTTTTATCTCTTCTAGTTCTTAACTTATTTATATTATCTTTAAGATAGTCTAAATCATTTAAAAAATCTTGTAGCAATTCTTCATATCTATCTACAAAACAATCTACATCTATACAATTACCTTTTATCCATAAATAAATATCAGGATAATCATATGATAATTTTTGAATACTCCTTTCACTTAATCTTAATCTAATAGCTGCTTCTTTTTTAAAATATAAACTATTAGTGTAATTACTACTGCATAAGTTTATATAGCTATTTAGTACATCAAAAATATATATTAAATTTTTATATGTTTGCGGACTTTTAAATGGTGCAACATGTTTTCTATGTAAGAACAATTTAATTTTCATTAAACTCATACCTGTTGTTTTAAGCATCTTATTAAGTACAGGTTTATTAAGGACAATAATTCTAAGTTGAGCTAAAGCTGTTTGTTTTTGAAAATGTAATTCATTAGCTAATTTAATATATTCATCAAATAAAAAATCTCTTTTTAATTTTCTTTTTCTAGTTCTTTCTAAAAATAATCTATAATAGAAATCGTCTTCATTTAGTTCATTCTTAGCTGCCCATTTCATTAATCTTAATGTATTGACTTTTACACTCATTTATAATCCTTTGTAACAATTAAAAAGGTATTTCTTCTTCATCAATATCAAATTCATATTTAATTTCATACCCATCTTCATTACCATATTCTATTAAATTTTCTAGCATAGTTATCTTATTTTTCCAAAAACTTTCTTCTTTAATCCAATCAAATGTAAATCTAAGTGATACGAATTTATTACTTCTTTTTATGCTTCCTTTAATAAGTCTTTTCATAATATATACCCAAGTATCATATAATTCTTCATAAACTAATTGCTTATCATTTTGAACTGCTAATTCTTCATATTTTTCTAAATACTCTTTATATGGTTCATATATCCAATGTACTCCACCTAATGTAATTTTTTTCTTATTAGTTGAAAACTCTATACCTAGTTCATTCGCAATATACATTGCAATAATAAATAGATTTTCTAATATATCTTCATTATTAAATATAAGCATTAGTTCTTCTAATTCCATATCTTCATACGATTTTTTCTTTAATCTTTCATACTCTTTTATAAGTATTTTAATTTCAGATATGACATCTGTATCGACACCTTTTGTAGCACCTATCAGTTGTTTTTGCTTCTTTTGTTCTAATAACTTTTTTCTATTTTCAGGTATAGGCTCTAAATGCTCAAACTCATCAGTACCATGCCTTTCAAGGTTTCCTACTGCATCAATCCACATACCAAACTCTTTTAGTTCCATTTTACGGCGTAACCTACCTACACGCTGATAAAAAGTTCTATCACTTGTTGTAGGTCTTAAATCTACTCCTACTAATACATCAGGAACATCAAATCCAATAGCCAATTTAGATACAGATACTAAATGTCTAATCTTTCCATCTCTAAACATTTGTATCATATTTGTATTGTAACTATCTTGATTTTTGCTATGCACTGCAACTGCCTGTTCTTGAAGTGTTGTTACAGGTTTATTTGTCAAAAGGTCATGTTCATAATTTACTATTATTTCTTCTTTTGGAACAATCTCATTAATTAATTTTGTTACCTCTTCGCAATGCTCAATGTTGCTACAAAACCAAATAGTTTTGCAATCTTTAACATCTTTATATCCATCATATCCTTTATTTAATACTTCTCTAATTATTCTCTCATCATATTTACTTACTATTCTATAAGCATCATCATCAGATATGTATCTTTTTTTTGCTATTGTTTCATTTGAACTTGTAGCAATATCATTTGTAGCAGATGTTTTATAAAATTTAATTGGCGATAAATAGCCCTTTTTAACTAATTCGGTAGTTGTTACAGTTTCAATTACATTTTCTCTATTAGGAATATAATATCCTTTTTCGTCCCAAGGTGTTGCACTCATACCAACAATAACATTAGGGTTGATGTTTTTAACTACTTTTTCCCATCTCTTTTGTCTGCTATTATGATACTCATCTTTAACTAATATATCATAATGTGTAGCAATCTCTCTAGCATATGCAGTTTGCTCCATAATAATTGCTACACGATTATTTACTAATTTTGTATCTTCATAATCTGCTTTTATAATTAATGGATTTGTATTACAATGCTCTCTAATTGTATTTTGTAACTGCCATATAAGCTCACTTATTGCAACAGTAATAGCAATGGATTTTCCTTTTTCTAACGCTCTATTAACCAACTCTGCTGCAACTAATGATTTGCCAAAACTAGTAACAGCATATAAACACATTTCTTTACTTCCAAAAGCTATATTTGCTTCAATCTTCTCTATTGCTTCTATTTGATAATCTCTTAATTCCATAATATCTCCTTTATGTTTTGATTAATTTACTTTAAAGAGGCATAGTTGGTAAATCTTGAAAGGTAGGTTAATTAATAAAAATAAATATTTTATAGGAGTATGTCTATGATTATTAATACCAAACTATACCTCATTAAAATAAACTATAAGTTATGAGATTATAATACTATCTCATAACTATCAGGCACATTTTGACCTGTATTTTTAGTTATTATTAAGATACCTCTATTTTTTAGTTCATCTATTGCCCTTTTAACACTTTTTTTGCTAATACCTACTAAATCACCTAATTTTTTTTGACTAATTTTAATTTTGTTTGTATTATATTTATGCGAATAAAGAACAAAAAAAGTATATAGCTTAAAATAATATGGGTTTAAATCAAAATTTTTATTTAAATTGTTAATTATTAAATCTTCCATTATTCCCATCCTATTTCACCTAATTTTTCTCTAATATTATTTAGTTTATCTAAATCTATATAGCTATATATTTGTTTAAGTTTATCCAAATACTCTTTATTCTCATCTATTTTTTTCAAACCATCTTCTAATGATAAATCATAATAATTATCTAATACAAATTCTCTAACATTAAAATCATATTCAGCATACCATAGATAATCAGATAATGTATATGAGAATATCCAACATTTTAAATCATTTGGAATAACTAAGTCATCTTTATCAATATAGTCAATTAACTCATAATCAGATGATAGATGTTTTTTCTTATAAAATAAACCATCTATTTTATATATTAACTTATCATAACCATCTAAATCTGTATTTTTAAGCATATCTACTATATTTAATATATAATCAAACTCTACCTTTTTACCAAATCTTGATAATTCAATTTTTGTATCTGCATTAACTACATATATATCATCACCTCTAGTAGTCTTTTTATTTAATGGTATATAGGCTAATTTTATATCTTTGATATTTATTTTGATATCTAAATCTTTTAATATTTCTTCACATTGTTTTATTTTTTCATTAATCATTCACAATCCTTTAAATCAAATAATTTTGCGCCCCAATTATCAGTATAAACTAATATTTTTGTTTTACCATCTATATTAGCTATACCATAATCTACATATATTGTGTTGTTACACTCTATACTTAATTTTAAGTAATCATCATTTAAGCTAAATAACTTAATAATTAATAAAAATAGTGCTACAAGTAGTGTAACAATTAATATTGTTTGAATATATACTTTTGTTTTACTTTCACTCATTATTCATTCCTTTAAATGTTTTTTCTAATTCATCTTTTGTAACAACTTCTATTTTAATATTGTTTTTATCAATAAACTCTTTTAAATCTCTAAATATACTTATTTTTTTATAACTAAGATATCTAACTGTTAAATTTTTTACAAAATCTGAGTCAGCTAATGCAATAATATTAATAGATAAATCATGTGAACTTTCAAAATATTTTAGTAGCAAGTTCGTAAGTATAAATATATCTTGTATATTATTTTTTGCACCATAAATATAATGTATCATTGCATATAATTCATCATCAGTTAAAATAATTTCATCTGCATTAAGTTGCTCAAATAATCTACCTTGCTTTACGATGTCATCAAACCTAATATTATTATTTATTAGATTTTCACTTATTTTAATCTCATCTATACTTCTCATATCTCACATCCTTTACATAAGTCAATAAATTGCTTATCTGTTATTGTTCCATTTTTTAAACCTTGTAGCAATTCGCAAGTAGGATTACTCTCAATATCTTTAAAGTAATAACCAAATAAAGAAGCAAAATCATATTTATCTTTAGTAATACTTGTATATTTTAATTTTGCTAATGTTATTTCTGTTTTTAATATAATATTAAATCCACTAGATAATCCTTTTAATGTTATAAACGCATTTGATATATCATCATCAACTAATTCTTTATATTCCGCTGATACATCAACTGACCATCCAAGTGTTCTGTTTGTATGTTCTTTTTTTCCATTTATATATACATCATACTTTCCATTATGTGTTGGAATTGCTTTAAATATACTCTTTTCTTTATCAGTTAAACTTCTAGTACGACTAGAAGTATCAATAAGTTTAAAATCTTTTTTCATTAATATGCTTAGAAACTCACTAGGTGTTAAATCTTCTCCATATATCTCTTGTATGTATCCTATAATATCACTTAAATAGTCAAACTCTAATATTTTCATCTCTCTCCCCTTAATTCATCTAAATAAGCTTCTAATTCATCATCCATATAAGCTTTAATAAGTTCATTATTAAACTCTACTTCTTCATCACTATAAGCTAATACTTCATTTATTAATGTATCAACTTCATCTACTGTCATAAAAACAGCATCAGTATCCATTAAAGCATTAATTGCTACAACTATCTCTCCCACTAACATCATATACTCCTTTTTATAGTTTAAATTGTTTATTATTTAATAAAAAACAAATATGTTCAGCATCTTTTTTAGTAGCAAATGGTACTTCTTGAGATATAACTCCTTTATTCCAATCAGCTACATACTCATTTTTTACTCCATCTTTTTCTTTATATATAATGTAATATTTTTTATTTATACTTGGAATAAACCCTCTGCTATCTTTACATTCTTGGTCTCGTAATGCTAATAACTTTGTATATTTAGTAATCTGTTTTAACGCTTTTGTAGCAATATCTGCATCATCTCTTGTAAGTCCATTTTCAATAGTATAATCACTTATTCTTGCATCTATAAATTCTTTATCGTCATCTATTATATTGTCATTTAAACAAATAAGATATTTATTTTCTCTTAACTCCACTTTTGGTTTTTGTGGTAATTCAAAGTTTATTTCATCCAAAAATAGTCTCTGATTGACATACTTTGGATTATAATATATGTTTTTCCCATCAAAATCATATTCATTTGTAAATCTATTATCAAATTTAACCTTTATTTTCTTATTATCTTTAATATCTACTACTTTTCCATATCTATGTTCAAAATCCCATACCCTATCACCAACTTTAATATCATCAAAATAAGCCATTTTTTTATCCTTTTATCTATTTTGTTTTATTTCTAAACTATTAATAATTATCTCTTTTTCTTGTAGCAACTCTTCTAATTCATATATCTTATCTTTTAACTCACCAATCTTTTCTTCATATTCATTAGCTAAGTTTAATAATTGGCTATTTGCAGCATCTCTCATTTTAGAATTTGTTTCTCTAATTTCTTCAATATATTCTTCAAAATAATCTTTATATAATTCATCAATAATTCTTTCGAATAAAGTCTCATTATTTTCTGCTAGATAGTCATAATAAGCTCTATTCATTTGACTAAATACTTCTTCTATACCATTTTTAATACTACTTATATTCCCATCAATAATAGGACAAGTAGCATTAAACTCAAAATCCAAATTAGCCATATTTAACCTCCTATTTAATTTATGTATTTAGCTCTCTGTTAATATCATCTAAAAATTGTCTATATAGTTTAGACATATTTGATTTATCTCTAATCTCTTGTAGCAACTCTAATTGTATAGGTATATTAATTGCAAACTTACAATCTGTATATTTAATATTCCTAATATGTTTTTTGTATCTTAGTTTGTTACAAGCATAATGCTCAAATGTTTTTTTAACATTTATATCTTTACCTAATAACTCTTTGTATATTAGATACAATCTATATGGTACTCTAACACTTGTATAGACTGTATTTTTACTCTTCATAATCAGCATAGCATACTCCTAATCTGTTTTTATTTTTTAAGTGCTAAACAAATAACACTCTTTTTCTTTATCTTTACTCTGTTGCAACAACTGTTACAAGCTTCAGGCACAATATCCATACAATCTAAAAAAGGACATTTGATACCTTTTTTAACCTTTACCTTGTGATTTATTAAAATTTTAAAACCTCTCTCAACATATCCCATTTTAACCCCCTTTCAAGAATAAAATAAAGTCAAAAAAAGAACAAAAGAGATAAGATATATAAGAAATATAAAAATAAGAAATAAATACAACAAAGTATTGTGTAGCAATCACTTGTTACCACATCATCCTCTTTTGTTTAATTTGTCATATATCTTTTGATGTAATGTTTTATTGCTACTAATTTCCTCTTCTATCTTGTTTTTTATTAGTAGCAACATCTCTTCTCCATATTTTTGTTGAATATTAATAAGTATATTGTTTGCAATATCTTCTATGTTTGTATCAGTTTGTTCTTTAAAATACATCTCTTCTTTTAATTCATTTTTCTTTTTTAAAGCTAATGAATACAGCTTATCTAAACTTCTTGTAGCTTTTACTTTACCTTGTTCATCAGTATATTTAAGTAACTTTCCACTAAATAACATTGCAAGTGTTTCATCACCACCTAAATATTGATGTATTGTTTCAAGTCTTGTTATTGCTCTACTTTTTGCTCCGTATTTCTTCTCTATAACAATTTTAGTTATCTCTTCACCTTTTTGTAGCAACTCTTTGTATTCTCTAAAAGCTTTTATTGCCTTATCCATTGCATCTTCACTTCTATGTGTATGTTTCATAATCAATAACTCCTTTAATTGTTCTTTAGAATACAAATGATATAATTCATTTGCTTTAATTGTTTTAGAGCCAATCTCTTTTAAAGCTTTTAGACGGTGTCTACCGTCTATTACTTTACCCCTAAATAACCAGATTGGTTCTAGTTGTCCATATTGTTCTAAACTTATCATTAATGCTATATAATCATGTTCTCTCATTAATGGATTAATTTTAGATAGATAATGCTCTTGTAACTCATCTACATTTACTTCAATGTTTGTTTTGTTAAATTTTACTTGCATAGTAAAACTCCTTTTATTTATTTTATTTGTGCTAATATTATAGCACTATATAACTTAAGACAAGTTAAATGTAAAAAAAAAATAAGACGAAGCCTTAGTACACCGTTGTTTGATAAGTAAAAATAGTTATTTTTTTGTGCTTACTAGCACGCCTCTTACATCACTTTATTTTTGTACCTGTTGTTTATATATTATATATGTAAACATTTGAAAACAAAAAAGTAGTATAAAAAATAAGTATAGTAAGATAAAATGGTAGTATTTAATTTTTTCTTAACTTTTTATATCTTGAGCCAACTAAGATAATCCCCCACTAGTATATGTGGGTCATCTATTTTAATCAACATAATGTCCTACCTCATTCTCCCATATTTGTTGCGCTTCAATATATTCTTCATCACTCATACCTGTAACACCTATAATGAATGGATTGTATCTCCACTCGCCATTTATTTTTGCTATAAAAGAAGCTTGTTGTAAGTCTTTTATAGCTCTTGATACATTTTGTGGTTTTATTCCTAGTTCATTTGCTATATCTTTTTGTTTGAATACTTTCATAGAGCCATCTTTTTTAAATATCTTATTTCTTAAAAACCAAAGATAAATCTTAATAGCATTTGGTTTGTTTGCTATTTCAATCATTGCATCAACAAAATCATCTTTATACATCCTACACCATCCTTTCTTACTTAATTTTAACCATTTATCATAGCTCTCTTCTTTTATTACTTCACCTGTTGTTTCATTTATATATTGAGTATTTGTCCTTATTTTAGTTTTATTATTTTTATTTTTTGGTTCAATTTTATAGTATTTTAAGTTATTGTTTGTTACCATATATTACCCTTTTGTAAGAGGTATTTGCCTCTTATATTTTACACTTCTTAAATTATAACAAAATAATCGTTAATCATTACTTAATGTCCTTTAAATGATAATATAAAAAGTTATGAATTGCAGGACATTAACTGTCCCCTAAATGATTATTTTACTTTTGTATGCAAAGTACCTGTACATAGGCTTTTGAGCTATAATTTGAAAATTGTGCTATATATTATAATATAAAAAGCCATATTTTTTTTATTTTTACCTTTCACTTGAAAATCTGTAACAGGCATCGAAAATTTGGTACCCCCCCTATCTTAAACTAAGACTAAAAGCTTCCCGACTTCGTCGGAAACCTTTTATCTTATTTTAAGCCAGACACCCCCCCAATTTTCTCAACCTGTTACAGATTTTGGAAGAGGGGTGGAAGAGAAGAGGTGATATTTAGATAGATAAGAGTGTTAGGTGTTGGAAAGCGTAGCGGCAGTCGATTGCCTTGAATGGCAGTAAGGATTTTAATTTTGTTCTTAATTTATGTCAAGTATGCGAAGCACCGAGCGAAGCGAGGCTTGTACTTGACATAAATTAAGGTTAAAGTTACAATTCCTTGCAGACAGTCAAGGCACTTGACTGTGGAAACACTTAACACTCTCAAGTGTCTAGCTATAATATCACCCATTATATCTTAATTTTTAAAACCTTTGGAAAGTTTGTGTAGCAACCCTGTGTGATATTGGTTATTTTATGTATTTACTAAGTATCGATTTTGTTACTACTAATTACAGTATCTATTTCGATACTATAAGAGATTTCACTAAGTATCGATTTCGATACTATAATACTAAGTATCAAATTCGATACTATAATAGATTACTTAACCTAGTATCAAAATCGATACTATAAAGGTAGTATCAAAATCGATACTCTAACTTTATTAATTATAAAGAGATAATCATAAATTATCTCTTTAATTATAAAAAGCCTAACTGCACTTGAGGTGCAGTTAGGCAACTATAAAAATTTGGTTGGTAGTATATATAATATACAAATATAAAATACTACTAACTAATAACATTTGTGTTGCTACAAAAACATAGTAAATTTAACTTTTAATAGTTTAATGCTATGTTACCATTACTTAACCTATTATCTCTTAAATTTACCTATGTTTTGTAACAGTATTAAGCTATATTATTATTTCACTATCTGTGTTGCTACACATATTTATTATAGTCCTATGATTATTGGATAAACAATTTTACGAATTTCTATATCATAAAACCAACTATCATCTGCACCAATAAGCCAAAGCATATCATCTTTTTTACTTAATCTTAATTTTTTAATTTCTTCATAGATATAAAATGCACTATCTAATTTATTTTTATCAATTTCTACACATTCAAAACATTCCTCATAGAACTTACCTGTTTTTTTAAATCTTTGATAATTAAATTGAATTAATTGTTTTTTTGCTATTTTAGTTTTCATATTTTACTCCTTTCATTATCTTTATTGCTACACATTTTATTGTTCCTGTAACAAAACATACCCTAATTAATTAATATTAACATTAACTAATACTAAGACATATGTTGCTACAAAAAACCTTTTATTTAGTTATTAGTATCATCTGATGTATTGATAATCTTATCCATATCAATAATTTCCAATGTATATAACATACCTCTAGCTAAATCTTTTTTTAGTAATTCATATGTCTCTTCACTTAATCCATTGTTGATTGCTACATTATCTAATAGTTTTCTACCATTTAAATCTTCGATTGTAACAATTAAAGCACTACCAATATAGTCTTTCATATTAAATCTGTTCATCTCTAACAGACTGAAATATCTATGTGTTAAACTTTGAGCTTCTAGATTTTTAATCTTCTTTTTTAACTTTTTATTCTCTTCCTCTAATACTTTAATCTCTTCCATTTTCTATTCCTTTTATTTATCATTCTTGCTACAAAACAGTAGCTAATTAATTAATATTAATGTTAGGTAATAGTAATATATACCTAGACATTAAAACCTCTTATTTTTAATATTTAATTTTTAAGATTAAAATCAATATATTCTTTCTTATATTGATTAAAATCAATTATCTTATTATATTGTAAATCTTTATCTACTTTTTTATGAATAATTAGATTGTTGAAACTTGAATTATATTTAGTTAAATCTTCTTTTTTAGGAACATTAACTATTATAATTCTTTCAATTAATCCTTTCCCATACTCATACTCCTCTTTGTACCATACATTTTTCATAACTAATTCTTTCAATAAAAATAAAATATCAATAGAAGAACAAAAAAAAAAGATAGAAAAAAAATAAAAGATAGAAAAAAAAAATATAAAAAAAAAATAAAAAAATAAAATAAA